CTCCAGCGCCGCCATTAGCACTTGCCGCGCCGCCAACAGCACTTGCGCCGCCACCGCCGCCACCTGCTGTGTTGCCTGAACTACCTACGCCACCTGCATTACCTTGTCCACTTGTTCCAGTGCCTGCGGCTGATGATCCTCCATTTCCAGAGTATGAACCACCACCACCAGAACCGCCGTTTTTACCTGCGACTCCAGCATTGCCAGCACTAACATACGCACCGCCGCCACCGCCAGCAGTGGATGTTATTGTAGAAAATACAGAATTATTTCCGTTGTTACCAGCAAGACCGGGGATTGATGTAACCGACGCACCACCCGCGCCAACAGTTACCGTAATGGCTGTACCAGATGCAACAGCAAATCCTGTAGCAGTTCTAAATCCACCAGCACCACCACCAGCGCCAATTCGTGAGCCGCCACCACCGCCTCCAGCAACAACAAGATATTCAACATTTGGAGTTACGGTTGCGGCAGATGTGCCGTAGAAATTTTGGACTGAAATTGCCCCACTGCTTGGCACAGCGCCATAGGTTCCAGTAGTTCCAGCAGGAACTAGACCGCCTCCCGCATAGTATTCATTTAAACCAATAGGGTTTGAGCCACCAAACTCAGTTTGGATGTCGGCAAATGTGAGTGGGCCTGATGATGGTAGTGCCATTACTTAGCCTCCAAAGCCTTAACCTTGGCTTGCAGTTCGTTGATGGCTTCAATCAGCAAGGGGACAAGGCGTTCGTACTGAACTGTTTTGTAGTTCTCGCCTGACTTGCTGTTGTTGTTTTCATCCAAGTCAAATGGTGCGGCTTTGACAATCTGTGGCAACACTGCTTCAACTTCTTGGGCGATCACACCGACTTGCTCTTCATCGCTGTCGTAACCAAACGACTTGGCTGTGTCGTTGAATGTGTAGTACACACCAGACAACTTAGCCACTTTATCCAAAGCATTCTCAATCTTGCCGCTGACAGTTTTGAGTCGTTTGTCAGAGAAGAACGCAGTGATGTTGCCTGTTGCGTAAATTGCACCAGCGCCGGGGTCTGATGTTGTGCCTACTGAGAAACCTGCTTGCATACGAGCACGTTCTGTGCCACTAATTACAAAAGTTGTAACAGTTGACCCTAACGCCATCGTGCTTGCGTTTATGTTTAATGGGTAGTTTGCAACGCCTGATTCTGTTGAATAAATATAGCCTTGATTGTTTGTTGCATCAAAATATATTTGTACACCTTTGACGGAACTTGTAGAAGTACTAGCAGGGCCATTTTGAATAATGAATCGACCGCTAGAGTCTATTCTGGCTCGTTCTACGCTAATAGAACCGTTTGGACGAGTTTGAAATGAAAGGTATCCTGCATAGTTACCATCTGTGCCATTTTCTTTAGCGCCTAAGATAGAACCATACTGTGTAGTAGAAGTACCTGTATAAGCACCACCAAGAGAAATTGAACCGCCTAAGTTTATTGCAAAACTTGTATTGCTATTAAATTCAACAGTTCCATGTGCTGTGGCATTGGGGTCAACATACGCTGAAGTCACATCAAGTTTAGAAGCGGGACTTGTAAGACCAATACCTACATTGCCCGACGTATCTATTCTGAGTCTTTCCGTATTGTTAGTACCCAAAGTTATTGGATAACTTGTAGTGGTAAAAAGTGCGGCATATGCGTCAATCATTTGCATACGCAATGAAGCACCAGTTGTCGAGTTGGTAATTACAATATCGTTGGCATTTTGTGCGCCCGATGTTTGTAATTTAAACGACGCCGAACTTAAGCCTATACCTACATTACCATCATCCCGAACAGAAAAAATATTTGCTGGGGTTGAATTGTCTATATATAAAGACCAAGTGGCACTTGTTGCGCCAGACCCTCTAATATATTGCCTGACGGTAGAAATTGGAGCCGCACCAACACCAAAATTTGTTCCGTTAAATTGGAAAATACTGGAATTAGCAAAAGCAGAAGTTCCATTGCCGTATGGAATATAGTTGGCAGTTAGCGTTGTAAGACCTGTACCGCCATTACCTACAACAAGCGTTCCCGCAACAGTAATTGCACCTGAAGTTGCAGTTGACGGAGTTAAACCTGTTGTTCCAAAAGACAGCGTAGTAACAGCCACGCCAGACAATGTAGACCACTGGGGTGCAGTACCAGTAGAGGTTAGGAATTGACCCGCTGTGCCAATTGCAAGTTTGGACAACACTGAACCAGACGCATAGTAGGGAACATCACCCGCTGTGAATGATGTCAGACCAGTACCGCCAGAGGTTGTATTTAATGTGCCTGCAAGCGTCACTACGCCAGTCGTGGCAGTCGATGGTGTTAAGCCGCCCAAAGAGGTTTGGAATGATAAAACTGGCGCAGAAGTGGCATTTGATGCCAACAACTTTACCGTACCTGCGGAGTTCTTGAAGTACAGTTTTTCATCAACTGTGTTGAGTGCCAACTCACCAGCGACTAAATTGCCAGACGAAGGAACAGCCGCCGCTGTGGTGCTGTAGTAGAGAGATATGGGCGTGAAGCCTGCTTGTGCCATTAGAATGTTCCTCCGAAGATGCCTGTGGTGGCAGTGACTGTTGTAAAGTTTCCTGTTGTAGGCGTTGTAGCACCAACAGTTCCGTTAATGTTAATTGATGCAGTACCCGTTAAGTTGGTCACCGTACCACTGCTTGGTGTACCCAAAGCCCCGTCAAACGTCACAAAAGCGCCAGCAGAACCTACGTTGACCGCCAAAGCAGTTGCAACACCAGTACCCAAACCAGTGATAGAACCCACCGCAGGGGTCACAGTTGTGTTGCCTGCAAGGGTCAACTGGCCCTGCGCATTGACCGTGAATGTTCCAACCTGAGTAGCAGAACCATACGCGCCAGCGGTTACAGCAGTGTTGCTAATGCTGAACTGGGTGCCTGTCAGCGTTAAGCCAGTGCCAGCAGAATAAATTTGCGCCGAAGAGATTTGCACAAAAGTAATTGCCGTTGTGCCAAAGGTAATCACGCCAACGGTGTTGCAGACATAGGTCTCACCAGCGCCTGTGGCTCCTGATGTGATGAAGAACGCATCACCCTCGCCCAAACTGTTAGGGCTTTTCAGTCCGTAGGTATCAGCATCAGATGCACGAGTCAACACCCATGCGGTTGCACCATCACCAACCGTTGTAACAACATAGACGCCGTTTTGGGCTTGGTTGGTTTGGTTGTAAATCAAGATGCGGTCAGCAACAGAAGCAACCGTACCATCAGGGGTAAACGCAACCAAAGCACCTGCATTGGTCAAAGTAGCGCCAACACCAGAAGCGCCGTTGTTGTAGGTTGCGTTAAGGTTGCCTGAAGGCACCTCGTATTTGACTGGCGCATGGAAGGTGATACCAGAAGACACCAAGGTGTCCACATACTGCTTGGTTGCCAAGTCAAGCGCCGCAACTGGGTTTTGAGTCACCGTCACGCTGGTCAATCCAGCGGGAGTCAATGATGTGCCACCCAATGCAATAGTGGTTGTTCCCAAAACAATCGTGCTGTTGGTCAACGATGCGTTGCCAATGTTGCTCAATGTGTTGTTTGCACCGCTGATTGTTTTATTTGTCAGCGTCTGCGTACCAGTCAATGTGGCAACAGTCGAGTCAATTGCAATCGTCACGGCAGTTGAGCCGTTGTACGAAGTGCCAGTCAAACCTGTCCCAATTGTCAGTGCGTTGGTTGCCGTTGCGGTAATCGTTCCAGAGGCACCCAACGCAACATTCACACCATTGAAGGTCACAGAACTGTTTGTCAGCCCGCTGTTTGGAATGGTGGTGTTGATTGCGCTTGCAGGGATGCTAATAGTGACATTTGCCGAAGCAGTCAGTTGGCCTTGAGCGTTGACTGTAAATTGAGGGACTTGCGTAGCAGAACCGTATGTTCCAGCAACTACCGCAGTATCTGCAATTGAAATTGTGCCTGTTGAGGTGATCGGGCCACCAGTCAAGCCAGTACCTGTGGCAATAGAAGTTACGCCAGAGCCAGCGGCAATAACTTGCCACGAGCCGTTAATAAAGCCCTCAAACAACGCCAAATCGGTGTTGTAGCGGAACATACCATTCACGCCAGATGGGCGTGCGGCGGTAGCGCCAATTGGCATGGTGATGCTGGCCGTCCCGGGGATTATCGGGTTGGGCGAAATACTGATGATTGGCGTTGTTGTGCCATTTAAAACAGCAATCTGATTCGTTGTGCCGTTGACATTGGTAACCGTACCATCACCAGAGCCAATGTTCACCCAAGAGCCACTGATGTAACCTTCAAAGCGGCTTGTCGTAGTGTTAAAGCGGAACTGGCCGCTGACGCCTACAGGCTGTTGACCAGTTGTGCCTTTGGGGATAACCACGCCACCCGTACCGGGGAGCGTCGCGTCGCTAACAATCGAAATTGTTGGAGCGCCACCAATGCCATCGCCATTTGCAACACCAATTTGATTGGCCGTGCCAACAATTGACACAGCGTTCAAAACACCACCCGTTGTGATGGTCATCAAGCCATTTGCGCTCAGATTTGCCAACGATAGAACTTGTCCAGCCAAAGCAATGGTTGGGTTGCCAGATATACCGTCACCGTTGGAAATTGACAGGCCAACGCCAGTAACCGCTATAGAGCGGCCTGTAATGGCCGTAGAAGAGGTTTTTACTTGGAATCCAGTACCAGAGTTCACCAAAGACAATAAAGCGCCTGTGGTGCTGATATTGAAGAGTCCTTGCGCTCCGCCGTCAGTGATTGACAGTCCATTGCTTACGCCAACATAGCGGCTGTTTGCCAACTGAGGTGTTTGAACGACGGTCAGGTAAGTGTAGGTCTGCGACGGCGAGGCAGAGATCGCCCCCGTCGTAGTTTGCACGGTCACGCCATTTTGGACGATAGGAACCGCTTCAGTGCCTGTAATGGCACCAGCGGCTGGCAGTTGGGTTATGGCGACTTGTGCTGACATTTATGTACTCGTATTGTCGGGCGGATTTGGCGCAATCGTATCTTTGTTGCCCGTCTGTGTTGGCGTCTGTGTGTTCTGCTCAGTCGAAATCTGGAACTGGCTTGTGCCGTCCATCGATTGACTGCCAGTCATCAGGTAGTTGTCGCCAGCACCGATAGGCACATCAGGTCGAGGAAACCGCAGGTTGATACGCTCGGTCTTACGGGCGGCAAGGCGATAGGGGTCAAACTGATCCCTGCACCCTTGGTCGCACACCCGTAACCCGGGGAAGTTGGGGTCTGGCCCCAATTGCACAAAGGCGCGTTTCATCTTGCATCGGTCGCATACGCCGATTGCAATTGAAGTCAGTCCTGTTGTGTCGAGAAAGATTGGCATTACGCTGTGTACACCGAGATGTTCGGTGCCCAGTAAATTGGTGAGCGATCACGCTCCTCTTGCTCTGCAATGTAGAGGTGCTTCTCGGCCATCTTCTCCAGATAACCAATGCGATCCATCGCAACTTGAGGCAATTCAAGGCTCATCTTATGAGCCAGCATCATTTGCACGGCCTCATACCAACGCTGTGGAATTTCCAACTCGTCAGTCAAAGCACCCACATCCTCAATCTGGCGCGAGTACCAGCAAACCATCTGCACAAAAGCAGTTGATGGCACAGGCCAAATGTAGATTTCTGGTTTTGGAATCTGGCGATTGAACCAATATTGGTACGGTTGGTTGGCCGTGAAATTCTTGTTTGGCAGATTGGTGTAGTCGTCACGGTTCAGTGAAGACATCTGCACCTCAAGCGAATTGTTTCCAAAGTACAACTCGCGAACAGAAAGCGTCCCGCCGTTGTAGACGCGGCAACGATAGTAGGGGACAGTCTGACCTGCTTTGATGTCAGTCCAAATCCACTCGTTATCCACAACAGCAACAGCGCCAAGATCAACAAGTGTTGACCATGTCACGCCGTCTTCTGACCACTCGTAGATGATTGACAAAGTGCCAGTGGCCGCAGGCAAAAAGCCAATGGAGCCAATGTAGGTGGGGTTTGAAACGCCGTAATTGACCGCAATGTTGCCGTTGGTCGATGTCTGTGTGCAAATGGTGTCTACATCGCCGTCATACGCGTTTGCAACGGTTCCGCCAGCAGAGGTGGTGTATGACCCACTAGGACGGCTCATCGTGCGATACAGCGTGTTCCAGAGGTCAATAGAGCCTTTGGGCAGTTCGTAGATGTACTTGTCAGGGGTCAGGCCAATCACTAGTTTGGTGATTGTCCAGAATTGAATGCCTCGGTTGCCTAGATCAGACAAGAGGAAATAAAGCGATTGGCGTGCAGACAGAACCTGCTCAGAGGTCAACTCTTCGGCGAGTTTCCCACAGCGTCGAGCGCCGTGATCAATCAATGTCTGAACATTGATGACTGTCTGACCAACAGTTCCTGAGTATGCCATGTTTGTTCCTTACCAGCCGG